GGGCACTGGAACCGATGGATCCTGCAGTCGCGGAAACAGGGTTCTGTGGAATGAACAACTCTACATCATACTCGACCCAAAGTTTTCCAACTGAAGAAGTATCGGCACATGAAACGGCACAGACAAAAAGCTGTCCGGCATCATATGTTTTTAAATCGGAAGAGGAAACTGTTGTGGAACGGGTATATTTCCGAGGACCCATGGGGAACATATCCTGCTTTATAAAAGCAATATATTGATCTCGCCATGGGACATCTTCAACAGCCCCATACATCTGAGAGGCTTGAACCTCTGTTGTAGGGATAGAATCCAAGGCATCATATTCAGGTGCAAGTAAGATTGAACCAGTATAACTAGTCGCAGCTCGGGTTACATAATGAAACCGGAGTGAGTGAAAAGTATACTGCTCATAACTACTAGCAAGAGTAGAGAGCCAAGGAAAAGTTGAAGACATACCGGGATTAAGGGCATACGCAGTCGCCGCAAAAGTAGTGTTTCCAGAAATGGAAGCCACTAATTCACGGTGAACAATGCGAGAGGACTTAAGACCGGTAGTAATCCTGGGAATAGTTGTCTTAACCGGAGAAGAGAAGGCAACGGGAGCTCCAACAGAACGTTGGTTCCTATTGCCCTGATTCTCAGAAACGACTTTCATTACATTCTTTTGTTGATTCTGGCTTTGACGGGCCAGCTGACCTGATTTTCTTTTCTGATTATTCTGTTTAGTCATTGTATGGGATCCACCCTGACAAAGGCCGACTGTACATCGAGGAAGGCTATGGATCAAGCCATAGAGAAACCGTGCAGTCTGTCGGCGTTTAGACACATAGTCTAACGCCATTAGACAGATTAGACGGTATCACTTAGCACGGAAGTATTAAGGCCGAAGCCACCGTTTTGGTCTCATTATCTTCCCCAACCCCATAGCCTCTCCCAATTAAGGAAGAGGACTCTCCGGATCCGGACTGTCCAAGGCAGCCAGCCGTTGGATAGAACAGATCCGTGGAAGAGGCTCAAGTAACTTCTTCGTGGACAAGGTCTGATGAAATGAATCCCGAAATAAGGCTTTCGTTGCCTTCTTAGGCAACTTAAAACTCAATTTCGGGGTATCAAAATCATAAGGCCTAGCCAAGATAGGATACTTGAACTCCTTCTTTACAAACGGAGTAATCCCCCTATTAAGGGGACCCATGATTGGCTCCAAGGTAAGCGTGGGATTGTGTTTGAGGTACAAAGGTCGAGTATAGGAACCACGTTCCTGAACCAGACCTAACCCGAAGGATCGGGGTAACTCATCCTTTTTAACACTTTCCCTCACCTCCTTCTCAAGAAAATATGCCCATCTGCGTTGGAAACTAGTAATCCTCAACTTCACCTCGGGAGATAGGTCAAAACCTAAACCCCCGCGTGAAATAGGAAGGAAGAGATTAAACTCTCCATTATTACTAGACCGGGAAATGAGCTCTTTATTATAATGAAGAAATCGACGGTGGACTCTGTTCTTACGAACAGCACCACGGATAACCTCATTATAAAGAGCCCAAACCGGAGCATCCTTCGCATTTGATCGTCCAGTCAGTTTAGACTGACCGGTGAGAAGACCAGAGTTCAGATAACCTAAGAATTCAAAGGTTCTATCCTTTTTAAAAGTATAGATCTGAGAATTCACAGTTAGAACGCTGGGATGAACATAATTCTTTCCAAGAGAAAGGGTGAAGCCTACTTTGGCAATCTCTTCAAGCCAAAGGTCATAGAGCTTGGCGTCTGCTCGAAACAGGATGTCATCCCCATTCACAAGAACAGGGAGACATTCTGGTTGAACAGAACGGCCAAGGTACCTCTCCAAAGATTTCCAATAACAGACCAGATTAATGACACAAAGGATAGGGAAAGACAAAGTCGATCCCATCAATTGACCATTTCTCTGGAGAAAAGGGGAAAGAAGTCCATTGGACTTCTTAACCATTTCTTCTGGGTAGGAAATCGTCTGTTCATAAAGAACAGATCTTAAGAGGTGCTTATCCG